GGCGGTAGGGGATAATTTTTAACATGATGGATTTAAAAGTCGTCAAAACTGCCGAGAATATGAAAATTGAATCGGCGGTTTTATTATTTTCTTGTGGCAAGGATTCTGTTGTCTCATACGACATAATCAGGTGTTATACAAATATTAAAATAATTCCGGTTCTGCTGTACTTCATTAAGGATTTATCAATAAGAAATAATGTAATAAAGTTTTACGAAAAGAGATACAAAGAAAAGGTTTTATTTTATCCGCATCCCGACTTGTCAAAGATGATGAATAAGAAAAAACTTTATATGAGGGACACCATTTCATATATCCGGAAAGAATTAAATCAGTCGTGGATTATTGAAGGAATTAAAAAGAATGATTCATTACATCGAAGGGGGATTCTGGCACATATAGAAAATGGTATTGATGACAGAAACAAGAAGATTTATCCGATTATGAATTGGTCTGATAAAGATATAACCGCTTATATTAAAAAAGAAAAGTTAATGATCCCTATTGATTATTCATACGGATTTAAGCATGAGCATAATACACCATCAGCGGAAATGCTGCTCTGGTTAAAAAATAATTTCGTTTCCGATTATATGAAAGCATTAAAACAATTTCCGCAATTAGAAACTTTAGTCTGGAAGAAAGAAAATGGCTGCTAATAAACTTGAAGCTTTTGAAATGGCTGTTATAAACAGAAAGGATATAATAGGTGCTGAATACAATCCAAGAAAAATCAGTGAGTCAGCAAAGAGTAAATTAAAGGCTTTTATAAAGAAAGAGGGTTTGTGGAGTCCTTTAGTTGTCAATAAAAGAACAAATACGCTCGTGTCAGGGCATCAAAGACTTAGCATTATGGATTCCATTTTACGCAATGACGATTATAATTTAACTGCCGCAATGGTTGACAAGGATATTCAAACTGAAGTTAAAGGCAATGTTTTTATGAATAATCAGTCTGCAATGGGTGAATGGGACGTTGATATACTTAAAGAGCTAAAAGAAATATTTCCGGATATAAATTATTCGGAAATAGGATTTGATGATTTTGACCTGGAGGTTATGTTCGGCAATGCAATGGAAAACCCTCTTGAGTATTTCGGAGCAACACGGGATTCAAAGAAGGTCAAGACTGAATTTGAAAAGATGGAAGAAATAAACAATATAAAGAATATCAAAAAGGCAGAGAGAGAAAAGAACAGGGGAGAGAACGAACAAGGCAACACGGTATATAATTTAAACATGGATTATTTGTTGACAATAGTATTTTTAAACAATGCTGAGAAAGTGAAATTTCTAAAGTCAATATCGAAACCAGCAAATGAAAAATATATTAAAAGCAGTGTATTAAATGATATTTCTGCAGGAAAGCTTAAAATATAGGATAAGGGCAAAAAACGGGCAAAATGGGAAGAAAGAGGGAAGACTTAATAAAAATAGGAAAAGCAACACAGTTCCAGCCAGGTAAACATCCAAAAGGAGGACGACCTGTAAATAGATTTAAGAAATTAAAAGGTCAATTTAAATTATCGGCTGACGATGTAAATAGTATAATTGAATATCTATTATCTTTAACGAAAGAAGAGCTGAAAAAAATAATTGAGAATCCAAAATCACCAATGTTAATTATCAGTTATGCTTCAGCAGTAATGAACGGAATAAAAAGAGGGGACTTGCATAATTTAGAAATGATGTTAAACAGGAAAATAGGAAAGCCGAAAGAGTCTTTGGAGGTTACTGGAGGTATTGATATAGTCTATTTAGACGCTCAAGATAAGGGTTTATGAACAAGAGAAATTTTGATTTTGAAAAAACGCCTAAACAAGAACAAGCAATAGAAATATTTAGAAAACAAGTCGAAGTTTTATTGGAGGGAGGCAGTAGATCAGGAAAAACTTTTATTGAGATATATGCGACAATAGCAAGAGCAAGTATGTATCCTGAGTCAAAACATATAGTATTAAGAAAAGTTTTCAATCATGCAAAAATAACATTATGGTATCAGACAATACCGGCGGTTTTTAAAATAGCTTTTCCAGGTTTACGGTATAAAGAAAATAAATCTGATTGGTTCTTTGAATTACGGAATGGCTCTCAAATATGGATAGGCGGAACAGATGACAAGGAGCGAATTGAAAAAATATTAGGTTCTGAATGGGCAACAATATTTTTAAACGAAATATCGCAACTTCCTTATTCAACTTATGAGATGTTGAAAACAAGATTAAATCCGCCTCAAGGGATGAAACCTTTATATCTCATGGATCAGAATCCGCCATCAAGATCGCATTGGTCACATGTAAAGTTTCATCAATTATTAAATCCAGAGACAAGGCAGAAATTAAGCGAAACGGATATAGCCAGACAAACATTTTTTTTCATGAATCCCTATGATAATAAAAAGAATTTATCAGATGGATATATTGAAACACTGGAGTCATTAAGTGAAACAAAAAAAAGACGTTTCCTTAATGGTGAATATACGGACGATTCAGAAAGAGCATTATGGAAAAGAGAATGGATTATAAAAAACAGAATAGAAAAACCGCCGGAGAAATTAGATAGAATAGTTGTAGCGGTCGATCCGGCCGTAACAGGAAACGAAACTTCAGACGATACCGGAATCATTGTAGTTGGAGAAAAAAGAATTTTGGAAGATTATCATTATTATGTATTAGCAGATAGAACATATCATGGGAATGTTTCGGGATGGGGACAAGAGGCCGTTAATGCCTATAGTGATTATAACGCAGACAAGGTGATAGGAGAGACAAATCAAGGCGGCGACCTCGTAGAGATGAATATAAGAAATTATGACAGACAAATATCTTTTGATTCCGTTAGAGCAACACGAGGCAAGGCAGTAAGAGCAGAGCCTGTGGCTGATTTATATAGACGGGGATTCGTTCATCACGTAGGGGAGTTTGTGGAGCTGGAAGATCAATTATGCACATGGACGCCTGAAGTAAGTGTTTCACCAAATAATTTAGATGCCGTTGTGTGGGGAATTTCATATTTAGCAAAGATCGGAGATGTTGGAAGAACAATTAAAACGACAGGATGGTAAAATATGCCAGTAAACAGTAGGAATCCAGAATATAATAAATGGTCTGGAATATGGGAAAAAACGAGAGATGGAATAGCGGGGCAAGAAGCCGTCAAAGACAAGGGCAGTCGGTATCTGCCTAAACATGACGGTCAATCAGCTGAATCTTATGAAGCGTATAAAACCAGAGCGCAGTATATAAATTTTACAGGCCGGACTCTAAACGTATTTGTCGGTCAATTATTCAGGAAAAATCCTAAAGGTCTTGATAAATTAAAAGACTACACTGAAAATATAAATCTGTCAGGATCGTCATTCTATTATTTTTCCAGAGATATAGCAAGGGAAATGATGACCACTAACAGAGTTGCAATTCTGGTTAATTATTCAGAGAAGCAAGGAAGACCTTATCTGACAATGTATCAGGCTGAATCAATAATAAACTGGCAGACAAAAATAATTGATAATGTTGAAAAATTATCAATGGTTATGTTGGAAGGTACAGTCGATGTTGTCAATCCAGCAGATAAATATATGCCAAAACAGAAAACAATCTGGAAAGAATTATATTTAGAAGGGGGGATATGCAAATCCAGAGAATGGGAAAAGTCAGATAAAGACAGCAATGTTGAATATAAGGAAATAGAAAATTCTCGATCAATTCCATTGATGAAAGACAAGCCCTTAACAGAGATTCCTGTCTATTTTATCACATCAAACGGAATAAACAATAAATTATCTAAAGCAATAATGACTGACTTTGTAAATATGAATTTTGGTCATTATATAAATTCTGCTGACAATGAAAATAGACTGCATTATACAGGTGCAGCAACGGCAATATTAAGAGGATGGTCAAAGGATAAGGCATTCCCTATCGGCGGAGCTGCTGAATTTAACGAAAATGGTGGAGCTGAATGGATGACTGTTAATTCAGACGGTGGCCTGAAAGAAGAAATGAGGCATAAAGAAGAACAGATCGCAGCTCTCGGCTCTTCTGTATTATCCGGTAAAGGCCGATATGTAGCATCAGCTGAAACGGCAAACATAACGTCAGAGGGTGAATATGCGACACTTGGCGACATATCAAAGGCTTTATCTGATTGCATGACTGCTATAATGGCTTTCTTTATGGAGTGGGCGGGAAGTGATGAAAAAATCAAGATTGAATACAACTCTGATTTTAAAGTCAACAAAATTGACCCTCAAATGCTGACTGTTTTAATGGGTGCTGTTGCTTCAGGGCGTATGAGTGAGGATGTGTTTTTTTATAATGTACAAGGCTTTGAAATGTATCCGGAAGGATGGACAATTGAGGAAGAACAAAAGAAAATTGAAGAGTCTCAGAAAAAGGAAGTCGCCAAACGAGATAGTAACGTAATAGACCTTTATAATAAAGCCAACAAGGATAAAACCAATATCGATAATAATTATTTGGAAAACAAAAATCCAGATAAAGCGGTTATAGATCAGCAAGTAGCAGGGAATAATAAATAATGAATTATCGCACTGGACAGGAAATGACTTTTTTAGCAACGGAAAAAGAAATGATTCCGTTAATGGAAAAAATGTCCGGTCATTATAAACAGGCAGCACAAGAAATAATTAGAGAATTACAGCGAATCTATGGAAAATACCTGACTACAACAGACCCGCAGGATTATTATAATATTATGATTCAATCCGCGAGAAACAATAGGCTTCTTGAACAGGTACAGGGCATATATAGCGAATATTCAAAGGCGGCGGCTAAAGATTTAGGAGATATATCGAAGCTTGCAATGTCGAATACTTATTACAGGAATCAATATATGCTGACATGGTTTACCCCTGCTGAAATTAACCTGTCATTCTCTATTCTTGACCCTAAACTAATTGAATTAACAGTATCGGGAACGGATGTGGCGTGGAGCGCAATTAAAAAAGCGATGGATGAAGTCACAGCAAGGCAATATATGCCTGCATACGGAACTTTGAAGAATTTATTAAAAAGAAATGAAGTAAATGACCTGGTTAAAATTCAGCAGACTATTACGCAGGCTTTTATTAACGGTCACTCAATAGACGATTTAAGCAGCAATATTAAAGGCGTGTTTGACACAGCACAATATCAGGCTGAACGGATTGCACAGACTGAATTTACCCGATGTAGTAATGCCGGAGACTTCGCAGCAACACAGGACGCAGCAGATCAAGGCTTAAATGTCCAAAAAATGTGGTGTGCAACTTTGGACGATAAGACGCGAGAATCACACCAAGAGCTTGACGGTCAAATAGTTGGGATTGATGAACCTTTTGTAACTTCCGATGGACAAGAAGCCCTTTTTCCTGGTGATTTTGTTGATGCGGCCGAGACCTGTAATTGTAGATGCACGACCATAACGCTTGTGGATGGAGATATGCCGGAGTTAAGGCGTGGTCGTGATCCTGAGAGCGGCGAAAATGAAGTCTTCAGTTACCAGAAATATGATGACTGGATGTACTCAAAGGGTTTTGATAAGGATGAGTCGGGGAAGTGGGTAAAAGCGAATTAACGGCATAGCCGGAATAAAATAATATCAAGGAGTAGCAATATGAATGAGAACGCCATAAACGAAGAAGAAGAAAGAATCAAAAATTTAGGATTCGAGAGTAGGAATGAATTTCTTGAATTAACCGCCAGTGCTTATTCAGAAATAGATTTAGAATCTTTTGAAGAATGGGAAAAAAAAGATGGGACAAAAGAAGGATTATTAAAATTACTTTCAAACAAAAATGAAAGTAAAAATTCCGAAGGAGAACGCCAGAAACAAGCCGAAATAGAAATTTCCAGAGAGAAAATTGATTCTTTTTTTCAAAGCAACTCAAACCGGATTGCTTATAAAAGCTTAGTCGAATCAATAGGCTGGAAGCTCGATCAGGTGCCAGATTCTCAAAAAGAAGCAGTGATTAAAACTATCTTGCAAGGACAAAAAATTTAAAAAAATATAAGGAGAAAAGGAATGGAAAATCTCAAGGAGATTGATGATTTCATCAAAGATGAAAAAAACGCAGCAGCATTTAAAGAATTTATGAAGACGGCTGGCTATGAATTACCCGAGGAAATTGAGGGCTTAAAAAGTAAAAACAGAGATTTAATTCAAAAAGAAAAAACATGGAAAGAAAAGTTTGCTGAAGCTCAAAAAACGCTTGACGGCATTGACATTGATGAGTATAATATACTCAAGAATAAAAATTCAGGAAAAGATAAATCCGGCGATGATGTAGCCAAGTTACAGAGGGATTTTAAAAAACTAACAGACGATTTTCAAAAGTTGTCAGAAGAAAAGAAAACCACTGATACGAAGTATCAAACTTCTTTTAAGATGACAGAGCTTAATAAAGCATTAGACACAAACGGATTTGATACAAAGCACAAAGAATTATTATTATCTGCTTTTCAAGGAAAAGCTGTAATTGAAAATGAGAATAACGAAGATGTACTTCTTATTGACGGTGGCAGTTTAGGACAACTACCCGCAAACGAATTTTTCAAGAAATATGCACAGACAGAAATTGGAAAATCTTATTTAAAAGTTCCGGTTAATACCGGAGTTGGAGAATCGAGAATGACCGGCGGTGCAAGCGGTAAAACCATGACAAGGGCAGCTTTTGACGTATTAGGGGAATCGGATAGAAGGACAGCAGTAAAAGAAAAGACTCAAATAATAGATTAAAGAATTAACCTCACCCTTTTTAGGAAAGGGCGATTAAGATAAAATCGCTGATAGTTCAGGACTGAAGCAAAACTATATTTCTAAAAAGGAGATTCACAAATGGCAAATACTTTAACAGGTTTAATTTCAACTATTTACGAAGCAGTGGACATTATAGGAAGGGAAATGGTCGGGGCTATTCCGGCGGTTTCTATTGATGCTGCCGCTGAAAGTGCAGCTAAAGATCAGGTGATTACATTCCCAATAGTTCCTGCTGTTGCAAACTCAACCCCAATAACTCCTGGCGTGTTTGCTCCCGATAGTGGAGATCAGGCGATCGGATATGATTCAATGTCAATAACGAAGGAACAAATGGTTCCTGTACGTTGGAGTGCTAATGAACAAAAGGCATTGAATAAGGGTGGAGTCAGGGCAAACATCGAACGTGACAGATTTGTTCAGGCAATGAGAACTCTTGTCAATGAAATGGAATCTGACATTCTGCTTGCTGCTAAAAACGGAGCTTCAAGAGCATACGGAACGGCGGGAACAGCCCCTTTTGCTTCGGCTATTGCTGACGCTGCACAATTGGCAAAGATTCTTGATGATAACGGCTGTCCACAGGATAATCAAAGATCGCTTATTATAAACAGTGCAGCTGCTGTTAATTTAAGGTCGTTAACCAATTTAACTTCTGTTTATGCTGCCGGAACGGATCAAACTTTAAGACAAGGAACTATATTGCCTCTTGTTGGATTCGACATCAAACAATCGGCTAAAATTGCGAATCATATTAAGGGTACTGGTTCCGCTTACGTGACTTCTGGCATAACAGGTTCCGGCGTTTCCGACATTGCTCTTGTAAGCGGTGCAAACCCTGTTCTTGCTGGTGATATAGTGACTTTTGCTGCTGATGCTAATAATAAATATGTTGTTAAAACAGGGGTGGCAGCCGCAGGAACTATTTCACTTCAAAAACCTGGTGCTATTGTGACAATTGCAACAGGAAACGCTATGACAATTGGCAACTCATACGCAGCAAACATTGGCTTTCACAAAGGGGCTATATATCTATTAAC